GTGTAGTCGTCCCTTTTACGTCTACCAAGTTGCTCTGCAGCAAACTTCTGTACTTCTTGTTTATACTTATTTTCGTAAAGTGTCAACATATCTATCGGACCTTTTAAAAATCCATATGCCTCTACCAAACATGCATATAATAATCCATTACCAAAATATTGACTAATATAAGTAGTTGTATTTGAACCCGATAATCCATCTGGAATAGCTTCATAATGAATCTTGAATACATAAGTATCGTCTGGAGCAGGAGCTAAAAATAGTCTTCCTGATGTAGTATCGGTTACCCCAGTTGCTCCACCAAACATAGCATAGTATTTTGGAAAACCTGTAGCGGTTTCTGCGGGTGTAAATTCTTGTAAATATGATTCATCTTTCTTTTCTAACCAAGAATTAGTTCCTGTAGATACAGAAGTTGAATTATAAACTTGTACACCTTTTACAAATAAAGTTTTAGCCGGCACGTTTATTGTTGTTTGACCAGTAACTAAATTACCAATTGATTGTTTTTTATACGCATCAATAGGCACATCTCTTAAAATTCTAAATTCAGCATTTTCAATAATTTCATCTGTAACAGTAGAAGTTAAAACATTACTATCTACTTCAGTGTAATTTTGAATTGCAGTTGTTAATGTTGCGTATGTAAATCCAGTCATTATTTAACTATCTCCTGACAAGCTTTGCAAGATTTTTTGTATCTTGTATGCTCAATACAATGTTTTGGTTTTACTTCCTCATACAAAACTAAATGAGGATCCTGTCTTTCAGGTTTAAATATATTTCTAATCCAATTTAAAAAATGTGTTATCATGCTTGTATTGTTACAGGTCCTACTGAACACCCATAACCTCCTCCTTTTATATTACCACTTGTAGCAGTATCTGTATCAACTGTAAAATAGAAAAAATTTGTTGTTAAATAATCAGTTGATGCATCTCTTGCACCGCTTATATATTGTCCTGTTCTAATTGTATATCCAGAAGCGTTTGCAATATTTGCTCCTGTAATTCCATCAAAGTCATTAGGATCTGCGTAGTCTCCTGAAATTGTTGAAGGTCCTCTAAATACATAAACTGTTGAATCAGTTAAACCATGACCGGGAGCATAAACATTTATAATTGATGAGCCAGCTTGATAAGTTGTAAATGGATTTTCTGGTAACATGACCGTGGTGCTTGGTTCTGTTCTCGCTATTCTTACTTGTGGTAAAGCTATTCCATCTGCTCCGTGTGGTTTAGGTTCTAATTGTGGTTGCTTAGGCTCGAACTCAGAAACATGGACCAAGGAACCATTCCATTCTTTAACCATTTCTTGATATGGAAATTCCATTCCTGATCTATCAGAAATTGCTCTTGCGTATTTACCTGATGCGAATTTTGCCATTATGTTCCTGGGTAATAAACTTTAGGTGTTATAAAAGTACTAGAATCAGAACCATCTTCTTGTAAGGCTCTTTGAAATTCATCTTCGTATACAAGTTTCATAGGTTGCATTAATTGCGGATTAATTTTCATAGATAAATAATAAGCTAATCCAGCTACCATACATGCAACAAATCTAAATGGTACATCGGTTGCATTAGTATAATCTCCAACGTCTTGTATTCTATTTATATAATACATGTGCATATAATTTGATGCATTTGTAGAATCGGGGGTTGGATAAATATGTACTCTTACTTTATCAATAAATCTTTCAACCCAATATTGATTAGGTGTCCCTTGTGATAATTTATTTGAAAAATTAGCATAATCAGATCTAGCCACTTTAACCATTGGTGAATCAGATTGATTTGTAGTATTGTAATTTTGTCTTAATTGAGCTTCCAAAATATCTGACATTCCATAAATACCATTTGTTGGAGCTGTAGTTGCACTAGTTCCATCACTACTTGCTCTAAAAAAATCATATTCAGCTTGTCCTTGAACAAGGACAATATTAGTATCTGCTATTTCCCAATAATGAATACCTCTATTACCCCATTCTTGAAGCATAATATTTAAAGATCTTCTGGCCATTCTTAATTGATTACCAGAAACTCCTTGTACGCCAAGTCGTTCGTAAGCCTCTTCTATTATTTCATCAATAGAAAAAGTTTTGTCGAACGTAGTTGTTCCAGAGGTAGTATTAGCCATTTATCCTCCTAAGCTGATAAACTAGGACCAGAATATTTATCTGTTAATAATGTATAAGCTGCAATGTTTGTTTTAGTTTTACAATAAATTCCTTTTGGAAATAAAATTCCATCTTCTGGAAAAGATAAATTAATTACATCTCCGTTTGGAACATCACCAATAAATAATGTAGTTCCTGAATTTGAAGTAGTTGTAAGTTCTAAAACACCTGCACCAACACCATCAGAAGCAATTATAATACCTCTTAGTCTTATTGGTTGTGCAACAATTGCTGTAGCACCTGCTGCTGCAGTTGATCTTGTAGCTTGTATATCACCTTTTGATGCCATAAGTTTTTCTCCTTAAATTTTTATGTGGGCCCGAAGGCCCACAAGAATTATTTATTAACTAGCGTCTGAAGAACCAGCAACACCGATGAACTTAAGTACAACAGTTGCACCAGTTGCTCCTGGGTCACCACTTAATACAACTTCAACTTCATCAGGAGTTGCAGTTGCAGCAGTAGTTGCTCCACCTGACATTCCTAACGCACCGTTGCAAGGGAAAAATCCTTTGAAACCAGTTGAGTTAACAGCAGCAGTGATTCCGTCTACGAAACCATCTGTGTCTGCATCAGTTCCAATGTCAACTAAGTTAACAGCATTTGTAGCTGCAGTTGTACATGCAATAACAACACCCATAGGGATGAAGTTTGCAGGAATACCAATTGCTGCTTCTTTTCCTGTAGTTTCACCATTAGCAACAGTTACTGTTGCAGTGTACTCAGAAAAAGTCATTGAGTTAGTAATAGCTCCAGTAGTAGAACTTTTAACGATTGTAGAAAAACCGTTTTCCGATCTAACCGGACCTGTAAATGTAGTATTTGCCATAATTATATCCTCCTAGTTTTGAACATAGTCTCTAGGCCGTCGACTATACGCGTCTATGTTCTGATTTAATTTGTATAGTGATTAATTTATATATTAAATTATAGAAAAGTGCAAGGTATCCCTAGGCAAAAAGAGTCGTTTATAGTAATGTAAAGTCCTAATTAACCAGCGTAAAGATGAATTTCTTCGTCTCTAGGGTTTTTAGGGCTCTCTTGCTCGGCTAAGATTTCTCTGATCGTTTTCTTGATCTGATCTCCTAGCAAAGACATTTCCGGTGTTATTTTTCCGCCGTTCTTTAAGAACAGTTCATTCCATTTAGACTCGAACTGTATTTTCCTCGCGAACAACACCATCTTTGGCTGAGCCATTGTTAACCTCCTCATAGGTTATATAAAAATCATTTACAGTACTTGTGTATTGCAAATCATTTTCTTCCCACTTTATATCAGATTTTCCTAGAAAGTCAATGATATGTGGATGAAGCTCTTCTACTGTATTAATGTCTTTATTGCTTTCAATTTCAAACGAAGTTTGAAGATATTTTGTAAATATTTGTACTAAGTATTTTCTCATGAATCTCACCATTGTAATTTGTAAATGGGGCCGTTTTAAGGCGGCCCCATTAAATAAGGTTAATTACGCACCTTCAACACCGAAGATACCTCTAGGGTCAGATACACCAAATGAGTATCTTTCTCTAGCTTTGTATCTTACGTTGCCAGTATCGAAGTCACCTTCCATAGCAGTTTTCAACGGTGCTCTTTGGAACATTTTCATTCCATTAGGCACATCAGTGATAATGTAGAACGCATCAGAGTCAGTTAAGTAGTTGTTAACTCTGTATCCTTGAGGAATCATACCCATAGATACGATTGCGTTGATGTCATTATCAGCTGTAGCTGTTCTGCCTTGTGACTTCATAAGTCTCTCAGCTGTGAATTGTAGCTCAGAAGGAATAATCATTTTTACTCCTCTAGCAGCAATTCTTAGACCTCTTTCATCAGTCATCGCAGCGATGTCGATTAGCGATTGTTCTAATGAAGTTTCGTTTAAGTCAGCTTGAGTAGTCAAAGTGTTTTTGAACGTACCCGCAACTGTTGGGTGAGCTGTACTAAATAAAGCTACGCCATCACCTGATTTGAAAGTAGCAGTTGATGGTAAACCGTTGATTAAAGGCTCAACAGATTTAACTTGTTTAGCATTGCTCATAGATCTAGCTAAAGCTTTTGTATATCTAGACGCAAGTCTGTCATACAAGTTGTCCTCGATCGCTTCTTCAGTGATCGCGAACGCTAAAGCTACAGTTTCGTGACTGTAACGAGCTGTAAAAGTTTCTTGTGCTTCGTCAAAAGATACGCCTGCACCTTCACCTTTTACTTGTGCGTTTGCAAAGCCAGATAACATAACTTCTTCTTCAAAAGCTCTGTCAGATGACTCTGTAGTATAAATCTCAGCATGCTGATTTTCATACCTTTTATATTCCAGGCCGAATAGTGCATTCAATCCTGGCTCTAGTTCTTTAACTAGTTGTGATCGTGATATAGCCATAATTTATTCTCCTATTCTCCTATTACGATTGTAACTCAATCAGATTGATACAAACTACAACTGATCTGAAAGCCGCATTTTCATCGTTTTCAGGATCCTCTGCAGATCTTAATAATCTGAAAGAAGCAGCGTCAGCTGATGTGTCACCGATATCTAGTGTAGCTGAAGACTTACCAGTAGTTGTACTACCAGCAGAAGTATTCATGTCATACGTTTCTAAATATCCAGATTGTGCCACAGAATCATC